GGCTAATGCTACCCCTGTGTCAGCAATAAATCTTATCATTTTAAGAGCACCTACGAATATACCACCCACTTCCCCGTCCACCGGGCAAGTAATAGCATGTCCCGCAGAAGCAGTGCATTCATTACCAACTAAAAATGTAAAGGAATCACCAACTGATATACCTAAAGTGCCAATTTCAGCAATCGTAGGTAATGTAATAATAACTGAACCAGCTGAATCGTTACCACCAAGAATATGGACTGAGTTTTTTGATAGGGCTGTAGCCGCAACTGCGAAGGTATCTGCTCCACCACTATCTATAGATACAAATCCTGCCACACGAAGTGAGTTATTACCGAGCATAATTTGTTGAGCTTCAAGATTCTGAAATTTTCCATCACTCAGACATCCTACTTCCGCCATTATTTTATACCTTAGAATAGAAAATATTTTAAGTAAATTAACTTAAATGCAAAATATTTGTTTAATTTCTCCGAAATTTTTTTCTAAATGAGGGTATAAAATAATATGGGAGGAGGATTAATGCAACTTGTAGCTTACGGTGCTCAAGATATTTACCTCACGGGTAACCCGCAGATTACTTTCTTTAAGGTTGTCTACCGCAGACACACTAACTTCTCGATGGAAGCTATTGAGCAGACGTGGAATGGGTCTTCCACAGCTAATGGTCGATGCACTGCTACTATTTCCCGTAATGGTGATTTAGTTCACAGAATGTATTTAGAAGTATCTGGTACTGCCAACACAGATGCTGAGAATCTGGTCGGAGGTGTGACCAATATCGAACTTGAAATTGGAGGTCAAATGATCGATAAACATTCCGGTAAATTTATGGAGACTTATTATGAATTAACTGAAAAAAACGATAGTGGGACTGTGGCACTTTTGACCGCAGCCGGTAACGGAACATTATTTCAAAATATGTCAGGGTCGGGTGGTGTTGGACCAGCCGGCGCAACACCCGCTATAAGATGCTGGATACCATTAATATTCTGGTTTAATAGGAATCCTGGACTGGCTTTACCATTAATTGCTCTACAGTATCACGAGGTCAAGGTTATTTTAGATCACCTTTTTAAAACTGTTATTGACGGGGGGACACTTACGAATTCTCTATGGTGTGATTATATTTACCTCGATACTGATGAGCGTAGACGTTTTGCGCAAGTTTCCCATGAATATTTAATAGAACAGGTTCAGGAACAGGCATTACCCAGTACTGGAAAAAGCCACGATCTTAACTTTAATCACCCAGTTAAGGAATTAATATGGTCTTGTGGTAGCAGCGCTTCTTCATCTCCTCTAGATTGGGCTTCTTTAATAATACCAGCCGCACATGGAACTACGTACCAACTTAAATTAAATGGTCATGACCGTTTTGCTGCCCGCGATAATAGATATTTCTCAAGAACACAGGTATGGGAGCATCATAGTGGTGTAGGTGGACTAGCCTCTACCGCCGCATCGGCCGCCGCCAACGGCGGATGTAACGATTCAATCTGTGTATACTCTTTCGCCCTTAAACCCGAAGAACACCAACCATCTGGAACGTGTAATTTTTCAAGAATAGACAATGCACAATTAGTTGCATCTACGACATTTACTGCTGTGACAGATATTTACGCTATCAACTACAATGTCCTCCGCATCATGTCTGGTATGGGTGGCTTAGCATACAGTAACTAAGTTACAAGCCAATTAAATAATTTATCTTTATCTTTTCAAAAATAATAATAATAATATTATTATTAAGATTCATTAAAAAATGAATTTGTTTAATTACGCCAGATCTTTCGGAATTTTTTTCTATAGTAAGAGTATAAAATAATATGGGAGGTGGATTAATGCAACTCGTAGCTTATGGCGCTCAGGATATTTACCTCACGGGTAACCCGCAGATTACTTTCTTTAAGGTTGTCTATAGACGGCACACGAACTTCTCGATGGAAGCGATTCAGCAGACTTTAAATGGAACCACTTCTGCTTCTGGGAGCCAAACAGTAACTGTTTCTCGCAACGGTGATTTAGTACATAAAACTTATTTAGTATTTAAGGGATCAGTATTTGGATTCCGTGAGGGTAAAGTATATGATTTAATTGATAATGTTGAATTAGAAATTGGAGGTCAAAGAATTGATCAACAACACGGAGATTGGAACGCGATATGGTGGGATTTAACTACACCGGCTAGTAAAAGGGATGGATTGAGATCAATGTTTATTGATTTTATTCCATCTGACGAGACGCAATCTGGGATATATTATCCATTAAACTTTTGGTTCTGCCGTAATCCTGGACTTGCTTTACCGCTTATTGCTCTACAATATCATGAAGTTAAATTAAAGATGAAATACTCCTCAGATCTACCTGGCGGCACGACTGCGGAGGCGTGGTGTGATTATATATATCTTGATACTGACGAAAGACGTCGTTTTGCCCAGGTATCTCATGAATATCTTATCGAACAAGTACAGAGACAGGTTGATGCTGCTAATACAACGTCTTTAAAATTAAACTTTAATCACCCGGTTAAAGAATTAATATGGGTGAATGCTGGTGCGTCTAGTGGTTCGGGAGCTGGTTGTCAATTCGCTCCTCTCCGCGCAACAGCTAACGTGACCAACGACTCCACATATACGGGAGACGCCGGACAAGACCAATGTAAAGTAAAATTAGTATTAAATGGTCACGACCGCATTGCATTTAGACCAGCTAAATATTTCAAGGAAGTTCAGCCATACCAACATCATACACATACCCCAACATCAGTTAGAAGGGCACTCTCAGGCGCTTCTGGATTCATTGATACCGCGTCCGCCGGAGTGGCGATGATTGATATTTCCAGAAAGTCTAGAATTTTAAGCGGCAATCTGCACATCACGACGCTTCCCGGTCAGTCCGACCAACAATATAATCTTTGCGGTGGCGATGCAGCATCCAACCCTGATCTTGTCGCCCTTTCGGGGAAGACGAGTGCTATTTCCAACGCGGTGCAAACTATCACTTTTAAAAATAGTGTCGCCAGTGCCACAAATGGGTTAATTAACTCTGCGACAGCCATCGAGACATTATTAGACCCAGATTCGGTGGTTGGCGTAGAGATGGATATCGGTACCGCTGGTGATGCTACCGGGTTTTTAGCAATTGAGGTTGAGGAATTCCCAACTCTTATTGGTGGAGATGCTTTCAATACTTCTGATATCTATTGCTACTCTTTCGCCCTCAAACCAGAAGAACACCAGCCTTCTGGAACATGTAACTTCTCGCGTATTGATAATGCTCAATTAGTATCTGATCAGGATTTTGGTCATTCTACTGGAAGTATTAAAGTATTCGCCGTCAACTACAACGTTCTCCGTATCATGTCTGGTATGGGTGGCTTAGCGTACTCTAACTAAATACTTTTATCTCTATCTTTTAAGATAACTTTTTTTAAAAAATAATATAAAACAAAATATTATTTGTGAATCAAAGTGAAAATGAATTTGTTTAATTACGCCTGATCTTTCAGAATTTTTTTCTATAGTAAGGTATAAAATAATATGGGAGGTGGATTAATGCAACTTGTCGCTTATGGCGCTCAGGATATTTACCTTACGGGTAACCCGCAGATTACTTTCTTTAAGGTTGTCTATCGCAGACATACTAACTTCTCGATGGAGGCTATTGAGCAGACGTGGAATGGATCATCCACAACGGATGGTCGTTGTACCGCCACTATTTCAAGGAATGGTGATTTAGTTCACAGAATGTATTTAGAATTAGCTGGTACGCCTTCCGCCAATGCTGATAATTTATCTTGCTTAATTAAATCAGTTGAATTAGAGATTGGTGGTCAAAAAATTGATAAACATTCCGGTAAATGGATGGAAATTTGGGCTGAATTAACTGAAAAAAACTCCAATGGGGTTGTTGCTGTTAATGCCGCTGCTGGTAACGGAACTTTATTCCAAAATACGGCCGGTATGGGAGGTATGACGGGCGCGGCGGTTGCAGGGCGTTGGACGATGCCTCTCCAGTTCTGGTTCTGTAGAAATCCTGGACTTGCTTTACCTTTAATCGCTCTTCAATATCACGAAGTTAAAGTTATTCTTGATCACATTATCTTAACTACGATTACCGCCAATACTGTTAATAAGTTATGGTGCGATTATATCTATCTTGATACTGATGAAAGACGTAGATTCGCACAGGTATCTCATGAATATCTTATTGAACAGGTTCAGGAACAGACATTAGCCACTACTGGGACTAGTCACAATCTTAACTTTAATCATCCAGTTAAAGAATTAATATGGGCGTCTTCAACTGGAGCTGCTGGAGCACTCACATCAGCAACTATCGTCATTCCAGCTACGCTGGGAACTACATATCAACTTAAATTAAATGGTCATGATCGTTTTGCTGCCCGCGATAGCAGATATTTTTCAAGAACACAGGTATGGGAGCATCATAGTGGGGCAGGTGGTCTTGACTCGGCTACCGGCGCGTCGGGAGCCGCCCTCAGTCGTCATAATGATTCAATTAATGTATACTCTTTCGCCCTTAAACCAGAAGAACATCAACCATCGGGAACGTGTAATTTCTCAAGAATAGATAATGCACAGTTAGTAGGAAGTATTGCTTTTACAGGCGCTAATCCTCATATTTATGCCGTCAACTACAACGTCTTAAGAATTATGTCTGGTATGGGTGGCTTAGCATACAGTAACTAAGTTACAAGCTAATTAATTACTCTATCTTTATCTTCTACAATATCTTTTCAAAAATGATAATAAAAAAAATATTATTAAGATTCGTATTTGTTTAATTACGCCAAAATTTTTTTCTAAAGGAGGGTATAAAAATAATATGGGAGGTGGATTAATGCAACTCGTAGCTTATGGCGCTCAGGATATTTACCTCACGGGTAACCCGCAGATTACTTTCTTTAAGGTTGTCTACAGACGGCATACGAACTTCTCGATGGAGGCTATTGAGCAGACATGGAACGGGAGCGAACTTACTTCCGGAGGACGTTGTACTGCTACTATTTCGCGTAATGGTGATTTAGTTCACAGAATGTATTTAGAACTTCTACCTTCTGCCGGCACCAATGCGCGCAACAATCCTTCTGCCTGGGGAATCACTAGTGTAGAAGTAGAAATTGGTGGTCAACAAATTGATAAACATAGTGGTGCCTGGATGGAAGCCTGGGCAGAATTAACTGAACCTAATCCATCGGCTTTAACCAGTGTAGTACACACATCCGCTACCACCGGAACTAATTTTCAAAATATGTCGGGGATGGGTGGTGTTGTGGATAATGCGGGCACATCGTACGCTAATTCACTGTGGGTTCCACTTCAATTCTGGTTCTGTCGTAATCCAGGTCTTGCTCTTCCCTTAATCGCACTTCAGTATCATGAAGTTAAAGTTATCTTAACACAAGATTTTACGACGGCTTTTGGTGGCATAACAAGTAACAAATTATTTTGTGACTACATATACCTTGACACCGATGAACGCAGACGTTTTGCTCAAGTTTCCCACGAATATTTAATCGAACAAGTTCAAGAACAAACACTAAGTGCCCCTACTGGAATAAGTGAACTTAACTTCAATCATCCTGTTAAGGAATTAATTTGGGCAAATGCTGGGACGAGTAATGGCGGATTCGCGACAGCCGGCGCCGCGGGTGGCAGTTTCAATGATGATACCGGAATTTCATCAACAGCAGCTCACTCCTTCACATATCAACTTAAATTAAATGGTCACGATCGTTTTGCGGCACGAGATTACAGATATTTCACAAGAACTCAAGTATGGCAACACCACACTGGTGTTGGTGGATTGGACTCTGACAGCGCCGCTGGTGTCGGACAATGTAATGATGGTATTGCGGTGTACTCATTCGCCCTTAAACCTGAAGAACATCAACCCTCTGGAACTTGCAATTTCTCACGTATTGACAATGCCCAGCTCGCTGTTGCTGGCACGAACAATTCCTCTGCGGAAGCTGATACAATTTTCGCTGTCAACTACAATGTCCTCCGGATCATGTCTGGTATGGGCGGCTTAGCTTACAGTAACTAAGTTACAAGCTAATTAATTACTCTATCTTTATAATTCTACAATATCTTTTCAAAAATAATAAAAAAAATTATTACGATTATAATTTGTTTCATTCTCCCAAATTTTTTTTCTATAGTAAGGTATAAAAAATAATATGGGAGGTGGATTAATGCAGCTTGTCGCTTACGGCGCTCAGGATATTTACCTCACGGGTAACCCGCAGATTACTTTCTTCAAGGTTGTCTACAGACGGCATACGAACTTCTCGATGGAAGCGATTCAGCAGACTTTTAACGGTACTGCTGATTTCGGTAATAGTGTTACGGCAACTATTTCAAGAAATGGTGATTTAGTTCACAGAATGTATTTGGAACATGATGCTTTATTTACTCAAGGGACTGCCCACGCTAATAGTAATTTAGGAACATGCGAACATTATGGTCACAGTCTTATTAAAGAATGTGAAATTGAAATTGGTGGTCAGAAAATTGATAGACATTATTCTTTATGGAATCGTGTTTGGTCTGATTTAACTGAATTTAATCCATCCGGTCAGTTTGGTGCGCGTGTAATACCTGCTAATAATACTCAGTCAGAAGGAAATGGGACATTATATCAATTAATGACTGGTAATGGATTTGGACTTAATACTGATGATAGTAATGCTGGTAATGATTTTTCTGGTGCCGACGGTGCAGGAGATGTTAATGGTTTTACATACGATGTTGGCAACGGCGGAGCGGCAACTTTAACAGTTAATAAAATATTTCTTCCTTTATATTTCTGGTTTAATCGTAATCCGGGTCTAGCTTTACCACTTATAGCTTTACAATATCACGAAGTCAAAGTTAAGATGACTTTTGAAAGTATTGATAATATATTAAGAGCTGACGCTACTGCTCACTTTGCAGATCCAATCACAGGTTTAGGTCATTCGTCTGTTCTTACTAGTAAGAATTTTGATTTATGGTGTGATTATATATATCTTGACACAGATGAACGTCGTAGATTTGCGCAAGTTTCACACGAATATTTAATTGAACAATTACAGAGATCTGAAAATACTATCACAACCGCTGGACCAACAATAGATATCAACTTTAATCATCCAGTTAAAGAATTAATATGGGTTACACAAAATTCTGGCGATGATGGAAGATATGGTCTTAATGTAAATATAGGAACAGGACAAGCTCTGGCAGATGCAACTGCTTCACCTGTATCAGTAGACACAATGGGGGGAAATTGGCAACTTAAACTGAATGGACACGATCGCTTTAAAGAAAGAGATTCTAAATATTTCACAAGAACACAAGTATGGCAACACCATACGGGATATGGTTCTGTTCCAACAGTAGGTCAAGGAGATGATGATAATGCGGCAGCATCTGATACAGCGACACCTATGGGTGGAGACGGAATCGCCGTCTATTCATTTTCCCTTAAACCAGAAGAACACCAACCATCTGGAACTTGTAACTTTTCAAGAATAGATAATGCCCAATTAGTAGGGTCCAGTTTAACTATATTTGATGTCACAAGTGTCGATCAACAAACAGTTGATTCGGGGGATAATACATTAAAATTAACTGTATTTGCTGTTAATTACAACGTTCTCCGTATCATGAGTGGTATGGGTGGTTTGGCT